AATCAGATAACCCACAAACAGAATTATTAAACAGATTAAAGTTTGGAACTGAAGGAGCTTTGTTTACTGCAGGTTTAAGTGGTTTGTTTACAGGTGCTAAACGTTTAGCAACAGAAGGTAAAGAATTAAGATTTAGTAATAATAAATTTAATAGATTTTTAGATAAGTTTGGTTCTAAATTTAGAGCTAGAGCTGGTAAGACACAAGAATTTTTTGATGCAGAAACTGCATCTATTGGTGAGAGAGCCGCGGATGTTAACATTGCAGAGAACGCAGGTTTTACAATTCAAAAACAAATGGATAAAATTTTTCCTTTAATTAAAAGAGTTGGAGATCAATCACCAGACGCAAGCAGAGTAAAACTTACAGAAGAAATGGGAGATGTTTTATTATCTGGTAATCCTATTGTAAACGAAACAGGTCAAGTTATTTTTGGTAAAATGGACGATGCTGTTGCAGGTCCTTTAAGAAATAAACTATTACAAAAAGGAATGGCACCAGAAGCAGTTGATGAAGTGTTTGAAGAACTAACAAGAGTTAGAGCAACATGGGGAACATTATTTTCTGGTTTAGGACAAAGATTAGATGACACTAGTTTAACTAAATTTAAAGATGTAATGAAAGATAAATGGAAAGATTACATAGGAGCTAATTATAGATTGTTTCAAAACGATTCTATGCTGCCTGCATTAAATTATAAACCTGCAACAGAAGCAGTAGATAAATTAAAACAAGTATTTATGGATGCTAAACCTGGATTAGGTTCTGTCGAAGCAGAAAATTTAGTAGCTGATGTATATAAAAATGCAACCTTACCTGCTGGTTTTAAACTAGATAAATCAACAGATGTAATATTTAACTTACCTGATTTTGTAGCAAAAACTGTATTAGATGATGCAGCTAATTTTAAAGGTATAGCTAACATGTCAGAACTTAAACCAGAATTTAAACAATTGTTTGGAGAATTATTTGGTAAAGATAAAAGTGCATTACAAATGATTTTAAATGGCACTAACAAACTATCTATGATTACAAGACGTAATCAATTTTTAGATAATTTAGTTATGGAATCTAACGAACAAGCAACTAAACTTGCAGCGGGTACGGCTACAGGCACTAGACCAATGTTAGTTAATACTAGAGAAGAAGCTGTTAAATTTTTTGGTGATGACTTTAGACAAATTAATATGGACCCAGGTAAAAAACTATCTGCAGGTGGTGTTGATTTAAAAAGACTGGGTGAAATAGAAGGAGCATCTGATCAAGTAGCACAAGGAATTACCAATCCATTAAATGGTAAATTTGCAATCAATGGTATTGCAGATGCACTTGAGACTACATCAAAAGATTTAGGAGCTAAAGGTATGGTTGGTAAAATGTATGAAAACTTTATTTTATATCCTAAAGCTACATCACAGATAGCTAAAACAATTTTATCACCTATTACTCACGTTAGAAACTTTTTATCTGCTAGCGCATTTGCAACCGCGAATGGTGTTATACCTAATCCTGCAGCTATCAAACAAGCTTATAGTGCATTACAAACAGGATTAAAAGGTACAAGACAACAAAATGAATTATATCAAAAACTTTTAAGACTTGGTGTTGTAAACTCACAGGTACAAGTAGGAGATTTAACTAAACTATTAGAAGATGTTAAGTTTGGTGAAACTATGAATTCATATAATGGTTTAGATAAATTATTAAAACCATTTAAAAAAGGATTTAAAACATCTCAAGATTTATACACAGCTGAAGATGACTTTTGGAAAATTGCATCATGGGCTACAGAGTCTAAAAGATTAGAAGACGCTTTTGCTAAACAAGGTTTAGGTAGAGGTAGTTATTTTAAAAATGCAGCTGGTGAAAATATAAGATTAACTCAAGATTATTTTGAAAAAGAAGCAGCTAACATAGTTAAAAATAATATACCAAATTATTCTTATGTATCTGATTTTGTAAAAGGTTTAAGAAAAATGCCAGTAGGTAACTTTGTATCTTTTCCTGCAGAAATTATGAGAACAAGTACTAACATTGTTAGACGTGCGTTAGATGAAATTAGTTATACCGCAACACTTGCAGACGGAACTACAATTAATCCACTTGCTAATATTGGTTACACAAGATTAGCTGGAATGGCAGCTACTACATTAGCTGTGCCTTACGCAGCAGTAGAAGGAGCTAAAGCATTATACAATGTTACTGAAGATGAAATGGATGCAATGAGAAGATATGTTGCAGACTGGTCTAAAAATTCTACACTAATTCCATTAAGAGATGAAGAAACTGGTAAATTAAAATACGTAGATTTTTCTCACATGAATGCATACGATACAATTACAAGACCATTACAAACAGTTTTAAATAGAGTAGGTCAAGGTGAAACTGATAATGACGGTATGGTGGATGATTTTATTTTAGGTTTAATTGACTCTACAAAAGAATTAGGACTACCATTTATATCAGAATCAATTTGGACAGAAGCATTAACAGACATTACTATTAGAGGAGGTAAAACTCCAGAAGGTTATCAAGTTTGGAATCCTGAAGATACGATAGGTGGTAAAGTATCTTCTATGGTAGGACACCTTGTAGAATCACAAGCACCTTTTAATTACAAACAATTAAATAGAATGAGATTAGCATCTAAGCCTATTGATGATGAAGGTAGATTTGATGAAAGAGGAAATGAATATGAATTAGGTAATGAACTTGCAGGTATTGCTGGCTTGAGAGCGATTGATATAGATCCTGCTAAAGGAATAACTTATAAAATTTCTGAGCTACAAAAAAGAGAAAGACTTGCAAAAGATTTATTTAAAAGACCTTCACTAAAAGGTGGAGTAGTTACACCAGAAGAAATTGTAGATGCATATATAAATGCTAACAGAGCTCTGTTTGCAGCTAAAAGTAATTTTATGAAAGACTATGACGCAGCAATAACTTTAGGGATTAGTGGTAATGATCTTGATGAAAGAATGAATCGTGTTTCTAAAAGAGATAGATTTGCAATTGAAGATGGAGAGTTTAGACCTTATGAACCATCTAGAGATATTATAGATAAATTTGAAGAAAACGCAATTAGACTAGGAGTTTCTAATCCTTGGAATCAAGCTGAACCAGCAATAGATGCAATTAAATCTTTTATAGAAGTAGCACCATTATCTTTAGAAGGTTTACCTGATATAGAAAATCCATTTAGATCAACAACTCCTACGGTTGATTTAGGTGCAGCAGCTAATTTAAATACAATAGGTGGACAACTAACAGGTGGTGATTTACTAGCAGGAGTAAGAGTTCCTAACACAGGAGAGCTACCTTTTGATCAACTAAAAACTAACCAACAAAAAATTGCTAAAGGACAAGGCATCTTTAAAGATGATATAACCTTCGGCGGATAATCCCATGGCTATAGAACCAAAAACAACAAGAGAACATATCATATCACTATACGGACACATGACTGGAATTAAAAAAGATATTGCTAAAAATAAGCAAGACCTTAAACATATTCACGAAGACGTCGAGAAATTGGGCGGAAAGATAGACAAGTTCTATTGGGTTCTCTTAGTAGCTGCGGGCACAACTACGCTCTTTGTGATAGATTTATTTTTTAAATAGGAGGAAATATGCAACTTAGTCGTAACTTCAGTCTTCAAGAACTTATCAAATCAGACACAGCCATACGTAAAGGTATTGATAACAACCCTAATTCTGATCAAATAGAAAAATTAAAATTACTTTGTGAAAATATTTTACAGCCAGTGCGGGACCATTTTGGCAGAGTTAAAATAACCAGCGGATACCGTTCAACAGAATTATGTACAGCCATTGGCAGCTCGGTAAATTCACAGCATGCCAAAGCCGAGGCCGCAGACTTCGAATGTGTAGGTGTTGACAACGCAGAACTTGCTGACTGGATACATAGAGAACTGAGCTATGATCAGCTGATCGTCGAGTACTATACGCCTGGCGAACCCAACTCGGGATGGATACACTGTAGCTGGATCGCGGAACAACCTAGAGCTAGTTTTTTATGGGCTTATAAATCAGAAGGTAAAACAAAATACAAACCTATTCTTGGCAAAGCAAAAGATTTAGTATAAACACCTCCAATGGAGAACAGTTTATTAGTACACAAACATTTAATTGTTAGAGCAGAAGTTTCACGTCCACCTATGGATGAAGAACAACTTACTGAATGGATGAAAGAATTTGTGGAGTCTATAAATATGAAAATATTTATGGGTCCTTATGTTAAGTACTGTTCAATGCCAGGAAACCGTGGCATCACAGCCGTTGCAATTATTGAAACTTCACACATCGCTATGCATATATGGGATGAAGTTAATCCTGCACTAATGCAGTTTGATGTTTATAGTTGTGGAGAGTTTGACGTAGAGAAAATCTGTAACAAAATCAAAAAAGATTTTGATACAAAGAAAATAGAATATAAATTCTTGAATCGCGAAACGGGATTAGTGGATTTGTAATTTTCAGCAAAAATACTTTTGTCTTAGAAAATCCTATCTACACATACAGCCTATAAAATTACCAGAGCCATCATTCATTATATGTAAGTTTAAAGTGTCGACATATCCTGTAAGTTTAAGTCTTAAAATATCACACAAATCAAAACAATCTATTTCTGCAGCTATAACTATGCCTTCCATCATTTGTTTAGTAACAGGTATTAATTGATACAGACCATCATTAATAATAATTAAATCCATTCTCTCCAATCCTCATCCATAATTTCGTTAGCAATATTCATTTTAGATCTTAACGCTTTTACTATCTTTTCATCTACAGTTTTTGGTGCTATAAAGTCAACATATGTTACCGACTTCGTTTGACCTATTCTGTGTGCTCTGTCTTCTGACTGTAGTCTTTTTTCTAAGTCATATCCATTAGAGTAATAAACAACTGTATTAGCACAAGTAAGTGTAATACCATATCCACCAGTTTGAGGATTGCCTATAAAGAACCTAGTCTTAGAATCTGGATCTTGAAACTTTTCTATATTTTTCTGCCTCTCTTCTGCCGAAATAGCGCCATAGTATTGTACTATAGAATCATTTCCAAACTCATCACTAATCTCTTTTACTATATGCTCTATGTCATGAACATAGTTAGCCCATATAATTACTTTACCTTCAACTTCGTCAAGCAAACTAATTAATTCTTTAAGTCTATTATTTTTAATATCTGTAATTGTACCATCATCATTTTTTAAATGACCACAAGTGATCTGATGTAAACGCATCATTTGCGTCAATACGTGAGGCGCTGTAGCCATCTTACCTTTTAGTTGAGCGAGGGCCGCGGATTTCATAGTAGCATAAGCTTTACTTTGCTCATCTGTAAGATCAACTTCACGTCTAATATAGACTTTATCCGGTAAATCTAGGCAATCATCTTTAAGAACACGATAAGAAAAAACTTTTAATTTATCTGCTAATTCATCTAGTCTTTTATAACTACCTATTAATTGTACTCTTCGACCTCCAAAATTTCTATCTATCATATTAGCGTATCTATTTCTAAACGCATAAAAAGAATCATATCCTAGTAAATAAGAATTTAAAAAACCACATTGAGTAAATAAATCTAAAGGTGATTTAGTAACCGGAGAACCTGTAAGAATACGTCTGTATTTAGCTTCTTTACCTAGAGCTAAAATAGCTTTAGTTCTTTTAGCACTTGGATTTTTAATGGTAGTAGATTCATCTATTGCAATCATAGTTTCATGACAACGCATAAATTTAGCTGCAAACTCTAAACCTTTTTTAGTACTTAAAGCTTCAACATTCATAATAAGGATGTGAAGGTCATGTCCAGTTTCGAATAATGATTGATACTCTTTATCCTTTGTCTTTGAAGTTAAAGCAGTCCACAGTACCATTTTAGGTTGTATGTGACTAGATAAATGATTAGGAATTTCTTGTGAATACCAGTTTCTATAAACACCTTTTGGTGCTATAATGATGGCCCCATTTATTTTACCTTTATCATACAACATAGCCATATTATCGACTAACACTTTTGATTTACCAGTTCCCATTTCCATAAAATAACCATATTCGGTTTTATCCCAGGATTTTTCTAACGCAGTTAATTGATGCGCGTAAGGTTTTGTTTTAAATTTATAATTAATCATTTTTTTCTTCTTTCTATGTTGACAATTATATAATCACTGTTATATATTCTGTCAAGAAAAAAGAAATTTAGAATGAAAAATAAAATATTTGAATTATATAAACCCGATTCTTTAAAAGAATTTTTAGACTTTTATAAAAATAATTCTAAAGAAAAATTTGTCTATGTTGCACAACAACCACCGGCAAATATAAATATATTAAGTGCATCTGATTTTGGATACTTAGTTATTTGTTTACCTAATACAGGACCAGAATCTCAAGCAATTTATTCTACACAACCTTTCGTAAGAAAGATGAAAAAAAATTTACAAGATTTTAGACCACAAGATTATTTATTAGCAATAGGGGATCCTATTATAATTGGGATTTGCAATATCGCTATAAGTGATGTAACCAATGGAAAGTTTAATGTTTTAAAATGGGACAAAAGAGAGTTTAGATACTACCCATTAGAATTAGACTTTTATAACTAGAAGGAAGAAAGATGAGTAATGAAGTAACAAATATGATGCTAAATGATTCAAAAGATCTTTTAGATAATGTAGAAATAACAACCATAGCTGCAGAATGTGTCAAGCTTAAGCAAAAAGAAGATGAGATAGCTGCGCTAGAGGAACAATTAAAAAATAAAAAAGCAGAAGCAGATGATATTGGTTCTAGGGTTATTCCAGAACTACTAGCTGAACAAGGTCTAACAGAAATTAAATTATCTGATGGATCTAAAGTTTCTGTGCGTAAAGAATTCAGAGCTACAATTCCTAAAGATGAATTGAAAAGAGAACAAGCTCTACAATGGCTTCGTGACCAGGGGTTAGGTGACATTATTAAAAACAATGTAACTGTATCTTTTGGTAAGGGAGAAGATGACAAGGCAGAGCAATTGCTTCGCCTTGCAGCTGATAATGGTTTTGAACCACAACAGAAATCTGATGTGGCGTGGAATACATTAACAGCTCTATATCAGGAGCGTGTACAGGCCGGCCTGGACATGCCTTCTGATAGCTTTAGTCTATGGATTAAAGATAAAACTAAAATAAGCCGGAAATAACTAATGGAGAATGTATAATGAGTAATGAAGTAATGAAAAAAGACTCAGGATCAGTAGCCTTATTTGGTGATGATCTACAAAAAGGTTTTGAAAACATGACGCAAGAAGATATGGCGTTACCGTTTGTCAGAATCTTAGGACAACTATCACCCCAGGTAACTGATGGTGATGCAAAGTATATAGATGGTGCTAAACCAGGCATGATTTATAATACTGTTACCAGCGAATGTTTCGATGGTAAGAAAGGTATCAAGGTTATTCCTTGTTATTATAAAAAGGACTTTCCAGAATGGTCTGATAGAGGGGATGGCCCAGGTGCTCCTGTTGCTGTTCATCTACCAAACAGTCCGGTTATCCAAACAGGTAAGAGAGATGGATCTAAAATTAGATTACCAAATGGTAACTACTTAGAAGAAACCGCTTCTTATTATGTAATGGTTGAAACAAAAGCAGGTGGGATGACACCAGCGTTGATCACTATGAAATCAACACAGCTTAACGTCAGTAAAAAATGGAATTCTATGATGAAAACCATACAAATATCTGATGGAAAAGGTGGCATGGCTATCCCTCCAATGCATGGAGTTGTGTATAATTTATCATCTGTACTACAAAAGAACGACAAAGGTTCTTGGTATGGTTGGTCTGTTACACAAGACAGAATTATGGGACAAGAAGATAAAGCTTTATACCTATCGGCTAAAGATTTTAATTCTAGTGTCGCAAAAGGAAACGTGCAAACAAAAGCAGATGTAGAAGAGAAAGCTAAATCGTCATTTTAGATTTAGTTTTAAGGGGATCGTAAGATCCCCTTTACAAAGAAATGAGAATGTAATATATGGATAAATTCAAACAAATTTTTAGTGGATTAACAATAGCATATGGACAGTACCAACCCGGTGACAGAGGAGAGAATGGTAAGCAACAAGGAAAAGCCTTTATTGTTCGTAAAGACGTCACCGACGAACTTTGGACCAATCATCTTGAAGGAAAAGGAGCAGCCCTTGGGATTATCCCTATCACAGAAAATAATGATTGTAGGTGGGGGTGCATTGATATTGACGAATATAACCTTGATCACACTAGCCTCATTAAAACTATTAGGAATCATAAACTACCCCTCGTAGTTTGCCGTAGTAAATCAGGCGGAGCTCACGTATTTTTATTTACAAAAGAAAATATCCCTGCATCTTTGATGCAATCAAAATTAAAACAAATGTCTATCATACTTGGTTATGAAGGCTCAGAAATATTTCCTAAACAAACAGAAATACTAGTGGAACGTGGTGACACTGGTAATTTTTTAAACTTACCATACCACAATCAAATGAAAGGACTACGATATGCTATCAACGATAATGGCGCCGGTTGTACACTTGAGGAATTTTATAAGCTCTATGATGTTTTTAGTTGCACGAAAGAAGCCGTCGAAGCGATTAAAACAGAAGAGAAAAAAATAGAAGAAGCATTTCCTGGAGGACCCCCTTGCTTAAACAAGTTAGCATCAACAGGTTTTGGTGAGGGTTCCAGAAATAATGCACTATTTAATATTGCAGTATATTATAAACAATCAAACCCAGATACATGGGAAGATGAAATTGTAAAAGCTAATTCAAAATATATGGATCCTGCATTAAGTAATAGTGAGGTGCAACAATTAATTAAATCAGTAAACAGAAAAGGTTATGATAAATATAGATGCAAAGATGCACCTATTAATGCAGTATGTCAATCTGGTTTGTGTAGAACTAAAAGATTTGGTGTAGGATTTGGAGAAGAAGAAATGCCTGTGTTGGGTAGTCTTACAAAATATACATCAACACCTCCACAATGGTTTTTAAATGTAGATAAAACTAGAATAGAATTAAAATCAGAACAACTTTATAGTCCGCCTTTATTTGCGTTAGCATGTTTAGACCAAGCTAACTTAATTGTACCTGTGCCTAAACCTAAAGATTGGAAACAACATTTTTTAAAACCTATGATGCAGAATTTACAATCAGTAGAACCTTTAGAATCTTTAAATCCAACCAATGAAATAACAGGACTCTTGCAAGATTGGACAACTAACAGACAATCAGCAAGAACTATGGATGATATATTTAATAAACTACCTTTTACAGAAGATGGTTTTACATATTTTAGAATGGAAGATTTTTATAGTTTCTTAAAAAAGAATAACTGGGACATGGATAAAATTAAAACAGGTAACTTAATTAAAAGATTAGATGGTATTTTTGTAGAAGAAACAAGACTTAGAGTTAAATCACAACAACCAAGAGTTATTAAAATTAAAACTATGAAAAAATTAGAGGCTACTGTGTCTAAAATTGCATATGAAGAGGATTCTTTTTAGTGATAGCAAGAATGGATTTACTTTCTTTAGCAATGCTAACAGCATTTTGGATATGGATGGTTCTATGAAATATTCTAAGGACCTCGGTAAAAATTGGCATTTAAGATTTAGATTAATAATACAAGAACTAACAGAGGAATTAGAACTAACACAAGTACAATTACAAATAGCAGAAAGGAAGCTTAAAAAATATGAAGACGATAATACTAGGACCACCAGGAACAGGAAAAACAACAACGTTATTAAACTTAGTAGACGAATTTCTAAAAGATGGGATAAGGCCTAGACAAATAGGTTATTTTTCATTTACTAAAAAAGCTGCAACAGAAGCAGCAACAAGAGCGGCTGATAAATTTGGTCTGGACATAGAGAATGATTTACCTTTCTTTAGAACTTTACACTCCTACGCATTCAATCAATTAGGTATGACTAAAGAAAAAATGATGAAAGTAGATGATTATAAAGAGTTTGGAAAAAAATGTGGCATACCTATTAAGACTGCAAAGTTTTCTAATGATGATGGTACATTTAATTCTGACAATGAGTATCTTACTATTATAAATACAGCGGCTGTAAAACGTATGGACTTATTAGAATACTATGATTCTAGAAAAAATATATTAGACATAGAACGCAATACATTATTTTTATTAGCAGAAGAATTAAACAGATTTAAAAAAGAAAAAGGACTTAAAGATTTTAATGATTTAATAGAAGATTTTTTACTAAAAGAAACTTTTAATAAATTTGAAGTATTATTTATTGATGAAGCACAAGACTTGTCTTTGTTACAATGGGAAATGGTAAGAAAGATTTGGAGTCGCGCAGAAAAAACTTACATAGCTGGTGATGATGATCAGGCTATATTTAAATGGGCCGGTGCAGATGTAGATCACTTCATAGCACTTAAAGAAGAAGTCAATGATATAAAAGTATTAGATCAATCTTATAGAATACCTGGAGGACCTATACATGAACTCTCACAAAAAATTATAAATAAAGTACAAAATAGATTTCCTAAAGAATACAAACCAAGAGAAGAGCAAGGTCTTTTAAAAAGATATTCTGATATTACACAAGTAGATATGAGTAAAGGTAATTGGTTAGTTTTATCTTCGGCTAATTATTTTTTAGAAGATGCTAAAGATTTATGTGAGATTCAAGGATGGTACTACCAGTGTAAAGGAATAAATTCGGTACCATTAAAATTATTGTTAGCATTAAACAATTGGGAACACTGGCGTAAAGGAGATTCTTTAAATTATTTAGAAATAAAAAATATATATCAATACTTAGGAGATAATATTCTACAAGGATTTAAAAAGGGAAATACTTTTAATTCTGATTTAAAATATACAATAGAAGATGCTCAAAAAGATCATGGTCTATTAATAAAAAATGTTTGGTATGAATCTTTTGATGGGTTAGATCCCATGACCGAAACTTACATTCGTAATATGAGGGCGAATGGTGAGCAAATAAATAAAAATCCTCGTATAAAAATGTCAACTATACACGCAGCGAAAGGAGGAGAAGCCGACAACGTTTTATTAATGCAGGACTTAACAGGCGCAGCAATAGAAACTTTTAGCCACGACCCGGATGAATTACATCGATTATTTTATACCGGTGCGACGCGCGCGAAGCGTGAATTGCATGTGTTAGATCCTAAAAACTTTGATCGAGCTTATATAATATGAAAAAAAATAGAATGTCTGATGACACACCAGAACCAAATGATCCAATGTTAAAACAAGTAGGAGGATCACATTATATGTATATGCCCATACAACCAGCAGAATTTATTAACAAAAATAAGTTGCTTTTTGCAGAGGGCAACGCTATAAAGTATATATGTAGGCACTCTGAGAAGGGGGGCATACAAGATATAGATAAAGCAATACACTATCTTGAGATGGTAAAGGAGAGAGACTACAAGTGAGAAGAACACAGACCCCGTTATTTGCACCCGAAACAGAATGGGTAGCACCACATGAACTTAAAGATTTATCAGGCGCGAAAGAAGTTGCGATTGACTTAGAAACATATGATCCTCATTTAATGACCCTAGGATCAGGTAATGTGACTGGAAAAGGGCACATTGCTGGCGTTGCGGTGGCCGTAGAAGGCTGGAAAGGCTATTTTCCGATAGGACATGAGGGTGGTGGAAATATGGATAAAAAGCTTGTTTTAGAGTGGGTCCAGGATTTAGTTAATCAAGAGAAAACTACTTTTATATTTCATAATGCTATGTATGACGTCTGCTGGTTAAGACAGGCAGGTATAAAAATTAGAGGTAAGATTGTAGACACTATGATTGCAGCGTCTTTAATAGATGAGAATAGATTATCTTATGCATTAAATACGTTGGCTAAATTTTATGTTGGGATTGGTAAAGATGAAAAGATATTACAAGAAGCAGCTAAAAGTTATGACGTAAATCCTAAATCAGAATTGTATAGACTTCCTGCTATGTATGTAGGTGAGTATGCTGAACGTGATGCTGAAGCGACATTAAAACTTTGGCAAAGATTAATTGTTGAACTTCATGAACAAGAACTTATGGATGTATTTAATTTAGAAACTAAATTATTTCCTTGCTTAGTTGATATGAGATTCAAAGGTGTAAGAGTTGATCTTGAACATGCAGACAAACTTAAAAAAAATCTTATGGAACGAGAAGCTAAAATCGTTAGTAAAATCAAAGCTTTAACAGGAATTGAAGTAGAAATACATGCAGCTAGAAGTATTGCAAAAGCTTTTGACAAATTAAAACTTCCATATGATAAAACAGAAAAAAGTGGTGAGCCTAGTTTTACAAAAAACTTTTTACAAAATCATCAACATGAATTAGGAAGATCCATTGCTGATGCCAGAGAGATTAACA